TTCGCGTTGAAGACGTTCATTTTCTTGTTTTTCATTGTTCATTTATTCGGACGAATCGGACGAATATGATTACTTGTTACTACTAGTTACTGATTTCCGGTCGATATCGATAAAATAATTCAATATATAAAAAATCAATTTTATTTTATTCTTATTATTATTATTATTATTATTATTATTATTATTATATTATTATTATATTATTATTTTTTGTTCAAATAGTCAAACACAGAAAGTATAATTTCTTCTTGTTTGGTGAGTTTCTGAAAAAGCAGCACTTCATCCAGTCGGAGCTGAAACATTTTTCTGAAATGGTTCCTGCATAAAAGTTGCACGCCTGAACCAAGAATTTTTATATCACAAATGAAACCTCCGGGTTTTAATAGTATCTCATTGTCTTGTTTATTGCCTTTATTCGACTTGTTCGTAAGCTGAATGTAACGCACAAACGCGCCATGATGAATATCTTGAAGCTCTTCGACGTAGCGATAATCCGATAGCTTTAAAAGCATGGGCTCTAATTCATCGTCTTCTAACCCGACTCGCGTTAAAACATTATATTTAATGGTATTTATTTTATCATAAGATAGTTTGGATACAGACAGTAACTTGTCGCTTTCAATGCTTTTTAAAAGCTCGTCCACGTTAATGTTATCGATTGTGTCGTCATTCATTATATATTTACGCGCGCATATAATGAATATTTATATTATATTTTTAAATTTATTTTTTATAATGATTAGTATTATTTTATTACTTTTAATTATTCTTCTTCTTCTTCTTCTTCTTCTTCTGCATGGTCTTCGCATTCGCCGTTGTTCATGCATTTTTCAACACTTGGAACCGCTTCAGAACTTATAGGTTCATTTGCGACGGAGGCGGACGCGCCCAAATAAATGGAACGAACCTGGTCTTCAAGTTGTTGCATCCTTTCTTTCCATTCTTCAAGTTGTTGATGCAGTCCGCTGACTTGTTGATGCAGTCCGCTGACTTGTTGGTGTAGTCCATCGACTTGTTGTTTAAGGGCCTCATTTTCCTCTTTCAAGGGTATAACATTTTCAACGATGGATGCAAAATTCGTAGTGTTCATAATGTTGTCAACAATTCCGTTGATAAAAACGTCGTCATTCATAAGATCGTTCAAGTCGCCACTAACGCCAGCACCATTTTCTGCTACTGCGGCACCAGCACCATTACCATTTGAAGATTCAACAGCAGTCAATCGTTCGTCGATTTCCTTCAACTGTTCAAAACAGTCGCCAATACTGAGTTCATGTTCGCTCAATTTATTATCGTGAGTTTTAAACATGACAAGCGGATGAATGGGAATGCCGTAGAGCGGACCTGCCGTTTTCACAGGCGGCGGAAGAGGTGGCAATCCAGGTGACTGCGGTCGAGCCATCATGGGTTGCGGCTGCTGTCGTCCTTTGGCTTGCATTGGCGCTTGACCCCGCATTTGCGGTGGTGGTGGCATCATGCGCGAGTTGAATTGTTGTTGTTGTTGTTGTTGAAGAGGAGGAGGAGGAACAGGAACACCCGTTCGTTGAAGAATGCGATTTGTCGGAGGGGGCTGTGCTGGGCCAGATGGTGCAGGGTTCGACCGTCGACGTCTTGCTGCAGATAATGCTGCGTTACTGCTCATATTTTAATGTCTAAAATTTATATTAAAACGGTAAATATTAATATAAATGTTACTAATAGTTTATTTTTAAATTGTTTCCGCACTTTATTATTTTTGTTTATTCTATTTCTCTTAATTTATTTATAATAGTTTGCTTCTAATGTTTGTTTAAGCCACCATTTTCATTTTAATTACTTCGTGACATTTATAGTCGTGCAATTCAAAATCATCGACAGTATAGTCGTTAATATTTTCCCTTTTTGTTTTCACCGTTATTTTTGGAAACGAATGCGGCACCCTTGTCACTTGTTCTTGTATAGCGTCCAAATGAGATTCATAAATGTGCGCATTGCCTAAATAATATATGAATTCGCGCGCTTCGAGGTCGCAATGTTTCGCTAAAAGGTGTGTAAAAAAACTGTAAGAAGCAATATTGAATGGCACGCCCAAAGCCACATCCGCGCTCCGCTGAAACATGCAACACGACAATTTATTACCCGACGTGACATTAAACTGCATTAAAATGTGACACGGTGGAAGCGCCATTTCGTCCAGTTGGCACGGATTCCACGCCGACATGACCATCCTCCTAGAAGTGCGTTGCGCCGGGTCTTTCAAGCACTTGATAATATAATCCAACTGGTCAACGCCTTGTCCATCATATTTTTCGTCGCAATTCGTATACTTGGCATTGAAATGGCGCCACTGGTGGCCGTAAACCGGACCCAAATCGTTTTCGCGCAAATGTGCGAGTCCCCTGCTATCCAGAAATTCGCGCGACGCGTTCCCATTCCAAATGGTTACGCCTTGTTCTTGCAAATGCGCATTATTTGTATCACCCCGAATAAACCAGAGCAGCTCCTTCAAGCACGTCTTCCACGCAACACGCTTGGTCGTCAAAATTGGAATCGCGTTATGGTCTAAAGAAAAATGCATGGCTGCTCCAAACACGCACTTGGTATTCCCATTTCGCCCCTGTTCCAACGTTCCGTCTGATAAAATATCTTTAACTAGATCCAGATATTGTTCTTCTTCCACATTGGCACTATTTTCCGACGATGAAGATTTTTTGATTACTTTTCGCAACATGTTTTTTTGTAATAATTATATAGATAGTTAGTGTTTTTGATTTTATATTGATTTTAACCATACATTATATATTTTTTATGATTCTTTCAATATTTCTTCGATAGCATCTGAACTAATATTTTCAAATATTTTTTGAGAGTATACTCCGAGTAACAAATTATCGGGTTTTGTGTGTTGTAATGCATTCAAATCAGAAATCAAACAAGATTGAAATTTATCAACATCGATGCTGTCATTGTTAGCACCATGTTTTATTTTATGTATATTATGTATATTATATGAATGAATATCCCCTATGCATGATATATCATAATAAGTTCTTAGATATTTAACCAGCGGCGTTTGTATTGAATAATTATACAAGACCGCATTCAAGGTATCCAAATAGTAATGTGTTAATGATGATCCATTGTCGCGTTTATAATATTCGCCATACTGTCTATTATAATTATATGATTTTGCATGATTCAATATTACGGTAGTTCTTACCGATTCAATGGGTGTGTCATTTGTTATTATATCGCCCAAATAAACAATACAAGAAAACTTGTGTTTTCCTATTAAAAATTCCCATAAGTTTTTAATAATTGTTTTACTAGTATAAAACATACTATTTGAATTATTATTCGCATTATTTGCACTAGTTACACTTATACCATCAATTATTGATTTATAAAATGCGTTTGTCTCTGGAACTCTATCATACGTTATTGATACAGGAAGTATGTTAAAATCCATATTTTGTTTAACGATATCGTATACATTCGATTTAAATCCACGTATAACTTTATCGCGTGATACATCACCTTCGCAGTATATTATAATATTTTTATCGAATAGCTTATTCTTGACAATGTGTTCAAATACGTTGGAGTCGAAATTATTTTTAGAAATTTTTATAACTCTGCTTACATTGAGTATTTTTGACAAAATACCACTACTTTGTGAAAATTCTTCGGTAACAATTACATACGGACTATCGATATATAAATTTGGATACGTCATAAATATATATTTTAGTATAAGTGTGTCCAAGCACGACTGATGATTTGATATAATAACCAATGGTTTTTTAGAATTATTTATTTTCGAATAAAGAATACTGTTATCAAATTGGACGTCGAGTGATTTGAATATTTTTCTAATTATGATTCTATAAATAAACGTTAAAAGCATCATATATAAATTACGAATAGTAAGACCGTATTTTTTCAAAATAATCCATAATTGTTTTATTAAAAACGTTTTTGATGGATTATTATAAATATTTAACTTTGTTTTCACGGAATCATGCACCAATTTTAAATAGTCATGAGTATTGGTTGTAGATTCATATTTGGGTTTATCTAATATTGCTCTATTAAAATTATATGTATGGTGCGTAAAATAATCAAAATCTGAATCTAATTTATATACAACATTATATAGCACTTTTATTTTATCTGCTATTTTAATATATGATTTAAACCCGTATGACATTGACTTTGTGTACATCCAATACAAGTAGAGTTTAGTTAGGACGCAATATCTAAGTATATATTTTTTAACCGATCCCACATTAACGCTATAATGCAAGTTATATAGTTGTGAAACAGTTTCTGTTTTTTTCAAATCATAATTTCCGTATGGTGATGTGGCATGGTGTATTGTTTGATTATTTGTCGAATTTATTGAATTTAAAATGATTTGACAAACATAATCAACTGGAACGACATTTATTTTATTATTATCAACATTCACATATTTCAATACTGACGATATAACTAATGCAGTAAAACCTAAATGTGCAGCGAATCCCTTGAACCATCCTGGATACGGTACCAAATTGCTAACTGTTATAATAGAAGGGCGTATGATTTTAAAATCAATCCGGTCAACAATGGTGCCATCATTCGAATGAATTTCTTTTTTAATGAAAAGTTCTGCGAGGCATTTTGTAAATGTATACGTATTCGGAAAATATTGCACTTTTTGAATTTCTTTAAAACTTAGCTTTGACTCTTTTATATCTTCGTATACTTGATCAATGTTGCGGTCATGTGTAATTAATTTCAGGTTGATAAATTCATTTTTAATATCGTTATTATAGGGGTCATTCACATATGCCGTGCTAATATGAATAAAATTTTTTACTTTATTTTTTTTTGCAAATGTTATCAAATTTCTCATATTTGACACATTTTGTTCAAGTGCTTCTTGAATTGGTAAATTAAAATCAATTGCTGCAGCACAGTTTATGATTGTTTCTATTTTTATTGATTCATCTATTTCAAAATCTTGTATATTTGACATGTCTTCATAAAACAGTTCCAATCGAAGTGTAGGAAATAAACTTCTCATCTGTTCCAATCTGGTATGTGCCGACTCTGATTTTTTTGAACGTATAATTAAATAAAATACCGTTTCACGATATGTATCAATATAATCAGAGTTTGAAATTAAATATAATAGTCCATTGCCAAGAAATCCAGTCGACCCCGTTAAAAGAATTGACATTGTTTAATATAATAACATCATCTATTAACTTTAATATGTTACCAAGTTTAAAGTATTTATTTTATTTGTTTTATTGAATTGTAATATTGTAATATTTTTTTTAATATTAAATAAAATTAATTCATTTTTAAGAAATTTATTTCTGTTTATAAAACATACAAGTATTTTTATTTATTTTTATATATTATAAAATGGAAGATGTTGAAGATGCCATTTCCGATTCTACGAAAAAAACAGAAGGATTTTTCAAATACGTGTTTAAAATGGGCGACTACGAGCAGTCCGTTCTTATGAACATTGCGCAATACACGGTATTAGCAATTATACCCGTGATTATTGTCCTTTATGTGAATCATTATTACATTCCGGATGTGGATGAAGAAAAGGGATCGCTAGTTATTTTAG